GGCTAAGATGAAACGCCTTTCCGATCGCGTTATGCTGCAATTCGGCAATCAGGAACGTGGAGCTCAATAATGGATCCGAACCAGATGTCCGACGAGGAGTTCCTGGAGTACATTCGGAACCCTGACCTTTCTGAAGCCGAACTGCGTCAGATGATTCTGTCCCCAGCGGTTCAAGCCGCTCAGCGGGTCGAGACCGAACGAAGAGCTCAGGAACCTAGCCCTCTTACCCAGGGCATGGGTGGATGGGAACTTTATCGGAGGGGTCTGGAGCAGTCCCTCCTGGACCCACTCGTCCAGGGTCCAGAGGACCTCGCCAGAGCGGTATGGTCTGGCCCCCCTGAGCAGATGCAAGAGTACAACCGCCAAAAAGCCGAGCGTCAGGCTATGGAGCGAGCCGTGGGTGAAACCACCGCGGGGAAGCTGGGATACTTCACAGGGAAAGCTGGGATGTCCATGGCTCTCCCCGCTCGCCTGGGAGCCCAGATCCTGGGTGCTGGTGTGGGGGGGTTTCTCTCACCTACCCAGAAACCCGTGGGGGGTGCCGGATCAGAATTGGGGACACGGGCGGTGCAGGCGGGTGAGGCTGCTGGAACCACGGCGGCCGTGGGGCTGCCTATGTCAGCCATAGGTCGTGCCCTGGGCGCCTCCACGGGGCGGTTTACTCCGGAGGGCGCTAAAGCCATGGAGTTGGATGAGGCGGCTAAGCGCATTGGAGTTAAGCGGGACATCGCCTCCCTGGATCCATCGGGTCCGCTGGCCGGATTCGAGCGGTCTCTCCCCGGGTATCCTCGGACGGTGGAGCGCCAGATTCGAGAATTCACAGAGGCCGCCAAGAAAGATGTAGCCATTCCGTCCAGATCCGGGAGGTCCACGGAGACGCGGACTCTGGAGGGGGAGAAGATTCGAGAGGCTATTGAGGAAGCTGGAAAGAACCTCCAGCAAGTGGGTTCTTCCATGTGGAATGATTTGGATGCTTATATTGTCCAGAACAACCTGCCCGGGGTAAAGACTGGGCTGGCCACTGCTAGGGTTTCGGACATCGCTTCCAAATACACTCCAAAAGTAAAGGGGCAACCTTCGCTGGACAAAAACCCCATCCTTCAGAGGGTGGAAGAGTTTGACCCTGACGCGGCCACTCTGCTCAAGCAGTTTTTCCTGGACCCAAAGAAGCCCCCGGTCATCCCCTTCTCGGACCTTCATAAGGTTCAAACCGCGGTGGGGAAAGCCATGTCCCGAGCGGAACGTGATGCCGGAGCCCCTGGGGCCTCAATGATGGATCGTCAAGCCAGAACGGAACTCAAGAACCTGTACGGGAGCTTGATGAACGATGTGGACGCCTGGGGTACCAAGAACCCGCAGGCCCAGGAGATGTTCGATCAGGCTCGGGGTTTTTGGCGGGAGGTGGTGGTTCCCGGCGTGATTACGAATAAACCCTATGGGAAGGCCTCTAAGGGTACTTATGGCCGGAATCCACGGGGTTACTCAGAGCCTTCTCAACTCTACCGAGACGTTCTTAGCAACCCCCGGGCTATTCAAGACCTGTACCCCTACATGGGCCAGACGGGGAAGGACCTAGTGGATACCCTGGGGTCTATGGATGACGTGGGAAGGGCCCTGATGGGTCGAGTGGAACATCCGCAGGCCTCTGGTATGGGAGCCCAGACGGTGGCGGCGGGATCCGTTATCGGGTCACCACTTCAGCTGTCTAAGGCACTGATCTCTCACTTCCCCGGGATTCATCAAACCCTGAACTCCCCTATGGGGAAGAGAACTTACTTCGCTCGGAACGTCCTGAGGGACACTCCTTTGGGCCAAGTGAGTTGGGGGATGCTCCAGGAGCCCCAGGGACGAGCGGAGGAATATATGGAAGACCTGAGGAGGTCAGGGATAAAGTAAAGCTGCCACTTGGAATCTCCCTCCAGCTCTCATCGCCCCATGGAAGTATTGTGGGGCGTCTCTTTGAGACCCATCGGGGACCTCCCAGCAGCCAGTTCATGAACGCTTCCACATTTCCTCCACTTTCAGAGTGGCGTCTCTGAGTTGTTGAATGGTCATGGAATTGAACTCCGCGGCCTGACTTCCGGAGATCACGAAGATCTCATCGGACTCCTGAACATACCCACAGATGAAGGTCCTCCCTCCGGCCCTATTCCGTAGGACGTGCCAAAGCTCTTGTTCAGGTTTCAAACAGCCGGTGAAGACTGGGGTGCCCGGGGACTTAGGGAGTTTCGGGACCTGTTTCTGTTCTGACCAAAACTCCACTCCCCCGATACAGGCATTCACATCCGGAGTCCCGGGGTTAGCTGGATTTTCTACTCTAACAATATGTCCACGCTCGAATAGTTTCTTCAGGCGTTTCCAGAAGCGTGACTCGGGATTGGCTGGCATCTAATACTCCTACAATGAGGGGAGGAACATGTCCTCCCCTTCTGGCCGGCGCAGGATTACTCGTCTTCGCTTTCGTCTTCTTCGTCGTCTTCGTCGTCCGATTCAGCCTTGGCCTTGGCCTGGGCTTTGGCTTCGGCCTTGGCGGTCAGCAGGGCAACGATTTCGGCCTTCTGTTCGATGGGGAAGGCCCAGCGGAAGCCTTCGCCCTTGGCTTCCTTCATCTTGCGGCGCAGCTTGACTCGGGCACCTTGGGGCTTGATGCCCAGCTCGGCGCAGATTTCGGACAGGGTGATGGTGGTCGGGGCTTCGACGGGGGCGGCTTCGGTCATGGTGTGCTCCAGTGGTTGAGGGTTATTTCTACTGCCAGAATTTAGCAGGTGAATTCATTATATCAGTGCCTTACCTGTTTGTAAATGGACAGGATGGCCTCCGAGGCCTTTTTCTTCTCGATCACGGCTTGATAAATAACCTCATCCATGGATTGCTGCATCAACAGGTAGTGGTAGATGACCTGTGGAGTATCCACCAGAACTATACGATCCTTGAACTGTGCCCATTTTAGGTAACTGTGCCCCATGGAGTAAATGATCATATGGTTGTGGTGGGCTAGCTGAATGGCTTCTCCAGAGCTGGGGTGGAGAATAGTCACTTGGCTCCGGTCTTTGGGGTCATATTGATGCTTTCCCCTTACCTGGGCAAACGTAACTCCCCGGGCTGATAGCCCCTGGGCTATAGCGTCCATTTCGGCCTTATATTGAGCGACAATGGCGATGGAGCAACCCTGGAGTGGACCATCAATCAACTCCCAGAGCTTATTCAGTTTATCCTGACCCACCACCTGTAGTTGCTTTTCATCATCCTTTACAAAGCCCCCGCAGATCTGGTGTAGTTTAAGCCCCTTAGTTAACACATGGGCGGCTGACACTAGGCCCTCCTGGACCTCGAAATATAGCTTCGTGTCCAAAATGTCATACAGGGAGCGGGACTCTGAAGACCAGGGGATGGAGTACTTGCGATTCCTGACCCTGGTCTTGACTTTAGATACTTCATCTCGAGTAACTCGGAACGAGATTGAAGCCAGCAATTCTTTGAAGTACTCCTGGTTCTTGTACCCCACGATATCGGGGAATGGGTCTTCACGTCCAGCGATCCACCGATCCTTGATTATCAGGTATCGCCTTTCGAAGGACTCCCAGGTGGGAAAGAGATCCGGGCGGATGAACTTAAGCTGAGCGTAATAATCCTCCATCCCGTTACCCTGTGGGCTTCCAGAGAGGATCAGTCGTTTCTTAGCTCGGCGAGATAAGCTCCAGACAGCTTTGGTTTGCTGGCTCTTTCTCTCCTTAATACGGTGGGATTCATCCACAATGACTAGGTCCCAGGACTGCTGGAATTTAAGTCGATGGATGCGAAAGGTTTCAAAGGAGACAATCTCGAACTGATTTACGTCTAAGCCCATCAGGGCTATCTCCTGCTTCCAAACGGGGATGGCCTTTTTCGGGCAGATCACCAAGTTCTGCCTACAGTCCCAGAGGCTAGATAGCCATAGGGTGGTGAGGGTCTTGCCCGTTCGGGCTTCCATAAATAGAGCAAACCCATCATGAGGGAGTGCGGCTTGCACTGCCATTTCTTGATAGGGACGCAACTTTACAGATGTTTCCATGTTCTTCCTTTCCGGGCCCTCCCGATGGTCATATGAGAAATACCCAGTTGACGGGCCCATTCCCTATCCGATCTACTGGACGCTCTGATCTTTTTCACTAACTCCTCGGTAAGTTTATGGTTTCCCTGACACTCCCCCCGTTGTCTGGCCTGTCTACCTTTCCGGTTTCTGTCTAGCATGTTTGAGGTGTGATCACCTAGAAATAAGTGATTGGGATTAACGCAAGAACGATTGTCGCATCTATGCAGAACTTGAAATCCCAGAGGAATAGGCTCATGGTGGGCCTCCCAGGAAAATCTATGCGCTCGCTGACAGAAACCCTGATGGTAGGCCCACCCAAAGGCTCCGTACCCCGAGGGATATTTGGCGCCAGTCCACTCCCAACAGCCCTCTGGATCTAAGTATTGAATTTTAGAAAGAAACAGCTCAAACAACTGGAAGGGGATGGATGACCCCAGGGCTAATCGCTGGTATTCTCTTGGTGTAGGCATTCTTTCACCATGGTAACAATCTTATCAGCCTCATCTGGAGTAAAGTTCCATCGGCCGCCAGGCTTATTCATCAGCTTTCGGAGCTGTTTTCTGACTTTCGAAGGGTTCCAGTTATAAACCTCGCATAGCTGCTGCAAGGAAATAGACCCCTCGGGAAAACGCGGGGATTCAGTGGGGCTCAATTTATCTTCTGACTGGCCCAGGATGCCCTTTAAAATCGCCCGGGCTTGGCGTGACATGTCCTGGGTGCTCTTCAGGTACACCTCCGCAAAGTGTTCCGGAGTGCACTCCTTATATCGAATGAGCTCTTTCCATTCCCTTCGGGTCAACTGAATGATCTCGATCTGACCATTTATCATTGACACATACTGACGGGTTTTTTCATTGTCCCGAAACATCAGGTAAGTATGACGGTGACGGTCCACATACACCCGAGGGAGTGGGAGCGGGGGCTTAGCAGCAGTGGATGTATCCATGGTTCTCCCCAAAGTGAAAGGGGGCCGAAGCCCCCGCGGTTGATTACGACTCAGCCAAACTCAGCTCGGAGGCTTCGAGTTCCCACTCTTCTGCCTCCCCGTCGATGGTCACGGCCACGATGACCTTGCCACCCTCCACGGAAGAGACCACCCCGACCATGTCCTCCCCCTCGTACTGGAACTGGACACGGGAGCCCTTCTTGAAGGGGTTCGTAGCACCGGTGGAGCTCCCCCCCGCTGGAGCCTCTCCGAAGAGGAACTCGACCACGCGGGGTTTCTCCTTCCCGTTGTAGGTCTCATTGGCGATCTGAGCCAGGACTCGCTTGCCCTTGAAGGAGTTGATGTCCAGGGACATCTTTCCGTCCGCCTGAACACCCATGGCCTCCAGGAGACGCTTCAAGCGCCAGAGGGCCTGAGGGCTGAGTGAGGTGTTGTCATACACCGTGGCCCCCTTGTACTGACCCTCAGCCACCTTGTATTTCCAGGACAGGTAGACGGCCCCGGACTCACGACCTTCTTTCTCCTCGCAGGAGACGACCTCCAGGAGGTAGTCGTCATCGGGGATGGCACGACCCCCGGATTCTACACCGGAAAAGTCCACCGAAATACCGCCACGCTTACGCATAACCATGTTGTGTTACTCCTTACTTAGGGATGGTCCTACGGACCGGTTTGACTTCACCTTCAACCATCAACTTCATGATGGAATCATACTTCGGATCCACCAAAGACTCGGGGCAACTAGTCCCCAGGGGGTTGCGAAGTTTCGTGGTATAGTATGCATGCGGGCCGAGTCGCATGCAGTACTCCACCTTACGGGACTTGTCCTCCAGGAACACCTCCTTCACATAGGTGTTTCCGATAGCCTTGACCGCCCCGTTCAGCAGGCCGGCCACCGAGGGCATCAGGCGCGGGCCCACCTGCGGGTCGATGGAGTCATCATCCTCCCCGGACTCCCCTTTGTTGGTCCGATCATGGGCGATGAACAGGACGTTGATTCCCTGATCTACCAGGTCTCGGTAGTTCAGCAGCCAAGTCTTCATCAGGCCGGACACCACACCCCAGAGTCGCTGGGACATGACGTCTTTCCCCTCCTCGGCCATGGCGTGTTCCATGGCCAAGTCCTGAAGCGAGGATACCTGGTCCAGAATCACTGACTTGTACTTCTTTCCGCCTTCACCCTTCAGATACCAGAAGACCTCCTCGACCTCACTCCATTTGTCCACGGAGATCACATCGATGTTCTCCAAATTGGCCAGAGAGTCGGTGCCCTTCTCCCGGATATCTAGGAGGAGGACTGGACCCGGAAAGGATCCCGCGAAGGTGGTCTTTCCGGTCCCACTACGTCCATACACCAGCATGGACAGTACCTTCGGCAGGGACTTCACTGGTGTGATTTTGTCAGCAATGCTCATTACGCTCTCCAGTAGCGTTTGATAGGAAATGGTATTATACCTTAGTCAGCGCGCACGGTAAATAACTGTTTCTTGATGAATTCCGAGTCAAGGCCCCGCACTTCCGCCGAGCACAGTTGATAGTAGGAACAGCTCTTGCAGTCCCGAGTCATATTGCGTTCGAATGACTTGGCCTCCAAGATCTGCTCGGCCGTGTCGAAGAAGTCATTGACCACTGAGGAGACCAGGGACTCATTCGGAGTTGGCAGCTTCACCCGAAGAAAGAAGGCTTTCTTGCCCTGTTTCAACTTGGTAAGCATATCCTGATAATCGGCGGGGTTAAGCCCGTTCCGGTGAATCTCGGCCAGATAGGTGTCGTAGTCGGTATCGATATTTGCCCGTTTGGACAGGCCCCCGCTTTTCAGCACCTCCGGGACTGCCGGGGGCTTAGTTCTGATGTAGTCCCACAGAACCCCGTCGACCTTCTCCCCCTCCTCACGGAGGGCCCAGTAATACAGGACCGTCTGAATGTCGGAGAAACGAGCATCCTCATCGGGCAGGATCTTGTGGGTCTTGTGGTCCATGAGCCACACTCGTCCCATCTGGTCCTCGGGGAGCTTATCGATGATCCCCTTGAATTTGATCCCTCGATGGGTGGTTTCGATCTCGATTTCAGAACGGCCCCGGTAGTTCAGGCCGTCATTAGCCCAGTGCTTCTGGTATCGAAGATACAAGGACTCCAGGTCCTCCGGGGAACTGTAGTTCTCAGTTTCATCACTCCAGAGTCCCTGGTACTCCTGACGGTATTTCTCCAGAGGCTCCCTCCAGTCCTTTCCCATGACGGGTGCATCCAGCATCTCATGAAGAGTGATGCCCCTAGAAAGCGTAGCTGGAGCCGTGCGTCGAGTGAGCCCCTGGTTGTACTTGTAGTCATAGATCTTCCGGCAGCGACGGAAAGCCTTGATTTTGGACTGTGAAAAGGTATCAGCTGTCATGGGAAACTCCAAAGCCCCCTCGGGGGCTGTTGTGTTGAGTGAACGGAGATGATGGGTTATTCCAGGGGAGTTACTTCGTCATCCGAGTCCTTGAGCTTGGCCAGGGCCCGTTTGATGCTGCCGTTCTCCAGCAGATCATCGATCATGCCGTCGATGTCCAGCTCCTTCAGGAGCTCCTGGTAAGCCTGGACCTGCATGGCCTGAGTCAGCCGGCGCAGTTGACGCTGATCGGGACGGAAGTGATCGATAGCCAGCAGGGCGAGATTGGCCAGAACCAAATGACCCAGCGGGGTGTCGGCGTAGCCCCGAACCATCATCGGCAGCTGCTTGCCCAGGACCTTGCCCAGCTGCTTGTTGGCGATGTAGCCGGCTTCCATGTAAGCGGCGGAGGAAGCAGAATTCTTGTTCGTCTCGATGAGGTTATTGAGTTTGGACATTTTGGGCTCCTGGGTGGCGGTATTGGTGTTCATGGTATGACGGATGGCGGCCCCGATATACAGACGGGAGTTAAACCCCTGGGTCTTGTCATGGTTCAGGACGGTGGCGGAGTGGGCTCCCAGCTCCTGAAGAGCTGACCTGACAGGGCCGTTCTTGGCCTTCGGGATCCATCCGATTTGGTCCCCTCGGAAGAAGACACCCACGGCATTGGGGTCATATTGATTCTCTACGGGGACCAGTTCCAGTTTAGTCCCGGGGACCAAATCATCTATGTGTTGAGAGTACAGGTGGTAGGAGAGCCCCGTGACCTCCCCCCTGTACAGTACCTCGTTTCTCATTTCAATCTCCAGTGGTTGTAACCTGTAGGGGAGGGCTTCCCCTACAAATTCATTATACCAGGGTTAGTTATCCGGTTGGGTCTTATCTTCTCGAATCCGGACGAACCGGGGGTGACGAAGAGACCCATCGGGAGTTTCCTCGTGGAACCTCACCTCGATGATCTTGCCCTTAATGGAGTTGGGGTCCTCCCAGAACTGTTGTCGCTCCTCGTCAGAGAAACCCGATCCTACGCTCACTCGCTTGCCCTTGTACTTGACAATAGCCGCTCCCAACATCCCGGAGTACTTCCCTTCACCCTGGACAAGTGATTCTACCCTGAGGTCTAGGTCTTCAGCGGGCTTGATCTTGATCCAATCCCTATGTTTCTTGAACCGGTAGTGTCCCATGGGGTCTTTCACCATGGCTCCCTCATACCCCTGGTCCAGGAAATGGTTGTAATACCGCATGAATTCTTCCGGAGTAGCCCGGTGGGTGGGAACCAATTTCAACTCCTCACCACTAAAGCCGACGAAATCTCTAGCCAGAAGCATGCTTCTATGGCCCTGTTCTCGGGTGACCGATCCCCATTCATCAGCTTCCAGCCGATCGAATAGATAGTATCGGGTATCAGTATTGGTTTGATTTTTCCGCCTGATCGCAGAGGATGAGTTGTTGAAATTCCCGTTCACCAGCTCACCATCGAAAAACAGGTCGCGGCCTTTAGCTAGTCTGAGCAAGGGTTCTTTCAAGTGGTCCACTGAAGTGAACTCTAGCCCATTGCGGGAGAGCAGGGTAACCGACTGGCCCTTGATCACCGCGATGGCTCGAAGCCCGTCGTATTTCGGCTCAATTAGGTAGGACTTTCCAGTTTTGGGCTTGACCTTATTCAGTGGAATCGCCCTCATCACCTCGAAAGTTCGGATGAGGTTGGGGCAGAATTGCAAAGCCAGCGCAGGCCCCACTCCACACCTCAGGTCTTTTCGAACGATTCGGCGAACCAGCTCGTGATAGTCCTCATTCAGGCCTCTGACAGATAGCCCCAGAGCCCTCCTGGCGGCCCCGCCGGTAAGCTCTCTGGAGGCCAGCTTCTCCAGGACTTGGAAATATCCCAATGGAGAATACTCATTCTCGGGAGCGGGATCGAAATCCGTGACTCCGAAGGTGATGAAGGGGTCCAGCGCTAGGCGCAGAACCAATTTGAGCTCCTCCTGGTAAGGGTACTCCCGAAGAAGCGCCAGCTTATCGCTGGGGCTGTTGGATTTGGCGATCTGGTTGAAAAGGTCAATCATTATACTGGCTCCTTAGGTGGCTGATGGCTTCATTCTTGAGCTCTTCCCGATCATCATCAGTGAGCTTCCTCTCCAGCCAAGCGGCCGGATACCCTTTACGGTCCAGGAGGTCCATCTCCACTTCCGTGTAGCCGTAGTAGTCCAAATCGCTATCCCAACAGGTGTGGTCGGCGGGTTGATCTACGAAGTGAGTGACTCCAAGCTGAGCGGGAATCCCTTTGACATGGGTTGGGATGACTTCCAAGTACTGGCTGCGGTTCGGTTTCATGAGGGTCTCCTGTTCCTACAAACCCATTATATAAGAAATGCGGCCCGTAGGCCGCAACTCATACTAGAATTTCCAGGTCTTGCCAGCTCCCCACACTCCAACTTCAAGGTCGGCCACAATGGGGACCGGAAGCTCCACTCCGAACTTCATCAGAGTGGATGGTCGCTCCATACACTCCTTAACCTGAGGAAGAACCTCCTCCAGATACTCATCCTTAACCCACATCAAGATGGAGTCATGGACCTCCCCTTTGATACGGAGAGCAGATCCAGACGAGGGGACTTGGATCTTGTCATAGATGTCCAGCATCCCCATGACCTTCAGGTCCCCGATGAACCCCTGAATCGGGGAATTGATTGCCTGTCGTTCACACTCAGCTCGGACGCCTTTGTCAGGGGACCAGATACCCGGCAACCTGCGTTTGCGACCGATTAGGGATCGAACGAACCCATCAATCTTCACCAGCTGACGCTGACGCTCATGCCAGGATGAGAGGGAGGAGTACGTAGAGAAGAAGGCGTTCCGGATCTCCTCAGCTTCATAATGGTCGACTTCCCAGTCGTACTTCAATTTCGCATATTCTGCGAACTTCCAAGCTCCCATTCCATAGAGGTAGCCAAAGTTGATGCCCTTACTCTGCTTTCGTTTCTCCTTCCACCGTTTATCAATCTCAATGGCTCGGTCGTGGCCCATGACGCTCAGGAGATGGCAGATCTGCTCCAGAGGGGCGTCATACTCCAGGGGATAATCCTTGGCTACGGTTTCCCGAGCCATTCGAATGTACTCCTCCGATCCACCCATCTGGAGGACATTCAGGGTTGTTCTCCAGTGGACGTCAATCCCTTCGTTATAGCACCGGATGAGCTCCGGATCTCCGGAGGCGATAGCCGCCACTCTCAATTCTGCTTGAGACAGGTCACCCTGAACGAAGGTCCACCCCGGCGGAGCCTCAATCAGGTTTCGAATGGTCCCATCTCTGGGGACCTGGTGCAGTCGGGAGGAGTATCGGCCGGTGACGGTCCCATGCAGCTTGGTCCCCAGAAAAAGCTCCGGACCGACCATGAATTCCTTCCAGCCCTCGATGTAGGTGGAAAGCATCTTCTGGAGAGACCTGTATTCTACCAGAAGAGCCACTACCGGATGGTCTAGCCCGGATAGGGCGGCCTCACCTGAACTGGGGGCTCCCTTCTCGGTGAATACTGATGGAGTGAGCCCCAGAGTCCCATACAGGGCTTCCCCCACCTGTTTTGAGGAGTTCCAGTTGATGGGCTTCCCTAGCACTCGGTTCAACTGAGCTTCGGCCAGCTTGAGCTTTTCGGCGAGCTCAGTCTCGGTGAGTTTGAAACGGCTCAGATTGACATAATGCCCTTCCCGCTCGATGACCTCATACATGCGGGCCGCCGGCATGGTCAGGAGCTCGAAGATGCGACGGGAGTCCGAGTCCCCCATGAGTTCTCGGCTGTAGATCTTCTTCAGTTCGTAGGTATAGTAGGTGTCCCTGGCGCAGTACGTGAAGAGTTTACTGGCTTCCACATTACCCTTTTTCTCAGACGTGGTGAGGTCATAGTCTGGGGCGTTCAGGTAGAGACGGGCGTTCTCCTTCAGGCCGTGCGGGCTGTTCTCGTCCAGGTTGTAATGGGCGAGCATAGTGTCGAATTTGTTATAGAATTGCACCCCCATCTTCTTCCAGAGCCAGAGACTATCGAACTTCCAGTTCTGGTTGGATACCGGAATGCCCTGAGCCGCCATCCAATGGAGGAGCTTCCTCTGGGCTTCCGCGGGGAGCGTGGGGGCCTTACGTATGGGAAGGACCCAGGCGGTTTCGGCCTTGGGAAGATACACTCCAACGCAGTTAATATAAGAGTCTTGGTTGTAATGGTCCAGCCCCGAGGTCTCCAAGTCGCATGTGAATTCTTTCTCTTCAGAGAACTGAGACTGGAACTCCTCCAGGTTGGACCGATCCACAACCCGAATTCGGATGTTAGCTTCACCCTTATTCAGGTTGCCGTTCATCACATCTTTGAATCGACGGAGAGTCCGCTTATATTCCGGCATCTTCCCTGGGTCTCGGATGACATAGGCTGGAGAGAAACAGGGGACATAAGTAATCCCGTCCTTCTCGATAACCTTACCCACCGCGGCGCTCAGAGTGGCCTCCTTGCACACCGCTTTCACCGCCGTGGCCCCGACAACCAGAACGAACTTGGGCTTCTGGCGAGCTATCTCTTCCTGAAGATAGGATGAGCAGGCTCGGACCTCGGAAGGTTCAGGCTTACGTCCGTCCGGGGGTTGACACTTGACGATCCCGGTGTAATAGAAATCCGTAACCCCGATGGAGGCCAGGTCGTCGATCAGAGTTTGGCCCAGGCGCCCAGACAGGTAGGATCCAGATCGGAGGTCCGTCCCCGTTGGGGCGTCCCCAATGACCATTACCGGAGAGGCTACCGGCTCGTCAATGAGGCATACAACTTCTGAAGAGAGGTGAAGTGGGCAGAGTTGACAGTTACTATTTCGCATTGAATCCCCGCGTCGTGGAGTCTGTAGATGCCCTCTGGGTTTCGGTACTGCTCCAGGTAGGCCACTCGCATTATACCAGAATTGATAATGAGACCGGCGCACTCCCAACAGGGGCTGAGGGTAACGTGCAGCTCAGCCCCGTGAAGAGCTACTCCATGTCGGGCTGCCCAGGCGATGGCATTCTGTTCTGCGTGAATGGTACGGCGGCAGCCCAGTTTATGGAGCTCCACACACTCGGGAGTGCAGTGGTCGGCCCCTGAAGGGGGACCGGCATATCCGGAGCTTAATGGCCGCCCATTTAGAGAAGCCACCGCCCCAACTTGACGACGCCCGCAAGTGGATCGCATCGCGGCCACCAGGGCGTTCATCATCAACTGCTCGTCTCGAGAAGGTCTCATGCGTCATCCTCCGGTTCTGGTTTCACCCCATATACGCTCCAGCGGTCTCCATACTGGTGTTTAGCCCTCCGAGCCGCTCCCTCCATATCCTTGGCCTCAGTAACGTACTCCGCCTTTCGGCCCGTTTCGTTGTGTTTAAGGAATACTCTCCAGAGTTGCATTATTTTATCCACCCCATCAATGTGTCGATGTCAGTCGAGAACCCCGAGGCATTTCGGTGTCCGCCACCGCCAAACGCTTTGGCGATCGCGCTCACGTCGTAGTCGCCATTGCTGCGCAGCGAGCAGTGGATTTTACCATCACCGGCCATCGACCACACGAGCCCAAAAGTGCCCGATTTGTTGGCGAGTTCGTGCCCAAGATCGGATGCGAGGAACGCCGGGGCGTTGACGGCGAGGCCGCTGACATACGCTTCGTCAAAATAGCCCAAGTGGTTGGGGCCAGAAACTCTGTGACTCCACGGGGGTTCGACGCGATGCCCCCTCTGCTTTTCAGGTTTGATGATTTGGCAAAGGCGAGCTTGCTTCAGCGCCGCCTGGACATGCTGGTTGTGGGCGCGGAGGATGGCGGCCCCTTCTCTGATCATGTCGGCGCGTTTGTTGGTGCCGAGACCAGGCTTATCGTAGAAAAGACGCCACCACTGATCAAAAGTCCACGGCTTGTAGCTGGCCAGCGCCGCGTGCAATTCTCGGCTTCCCTCCATTTTGAACTGCCAACGGTCACGGTCGTCGATGTGCTGGATCAACATCGGGACTTCGGTGCCGGGGTGGAAGTATTCCCACGCGAGCATGGCGCCAGATTTGGTGTCATCGAGCGTCACCCACGGCTGCATGGAATCTGGATCGTAATCGTGCTCTATGTGGATGCCGTCTTTAACGTACAGCCCCGTCCACATCTCAAATGCTGTCTTGTGGTGGTCGAGCCAGGTGACGAGCTTGGCTTCAGCAAAGATGTCAACCATGTCCGGCTTCGGAAAACTGAAGTCAAGGATATATACTTCACGTCCCTCAAACATGGGGAGGTTTGCGCCGACGCTGTGTCCGTACTCCATCGGCAGATATTCAGCTTCGTCTCCGAGCTTGAGCCATGCAGCAAAGGCTGCGCCGAACCCGTCTGTGCAGTTCGCGTGATAGATGACTAGCGGTTTCATTTCATTCCTCGAAGATGTATTTGGCGATGATTCGCCCCTTCAGGGTCATCTTGATGGTCCCGATCTCCAGTCCAGTAACCCCATGGTAGATGACCGCCATGTCCCCCACCTTCCCGTTCTGGTACATCCAGCGAGTGAGCCAACCAATAGCGTTGTCGATGCAGGAGTAACGGCGAGTCAGGCGACGGTTCCGATCCCTCCAGTTCTGAGAGGCCCGATGGATCTCACCCCGAATGGGCAGCTCACGCTTCGGAGCGGGGGGCGAGGGGACCAGCTTGAGTTGAGCGGACAT